ACGTTAACGTACGTTTCTGACTAGACGGGTAGTTAAGCTACCAACTTTGATCAGCGAAAGGGCCCCCCCTCCAGTTCTTGTACCAGAAGAGGGACACTGTCACCCGGCAACCAACCGGGCCCCCTACCTCTCACCCTGCAAGACAAAGGCAAGAGAGCCGTACCGAGGCTTCTTGTACAATCTTTCTGAAAAGGACTCAGAGAGACGTACAAGAGCAACGGTCGTACTCCATTGACGATGTCGAGCAGAGGCTCGAGAGAGGGACTTGATCCACATTTTCCCCTTCTTGGCGTCGCCGAAGAATGGGAGATTGGGAATTGAGACACCTGCGAATTCCGCCACAGTAGTGGCCAATTCGAGTAAGGGACCGTAAATGGTCTCCGGATTTTCAGGAGGTTTCATGCCTGGAGCTCGGAATTTCCTATCAAGCTGCTCCCTAGCACTATTATAGTCTAGGTTGTAGTTGAGGGATTTTCCTAAATCCAGTACCACTGCCTTAGGCAGTGATAAGACATCGATCCAAAGTTGTAACCACTCGCCGAGCGGTACAACATTGAAATCGGGGCCTGCAACGAAATCTCTTTCGTACATCCGGTCGCTTAGCGGTGGCAGTCGTTTCACCATATCATCTGCACGGTCCCAAAGCTTCAGTAAATCAGCAAGTATATGCTTATTGGTCTGCCAGACCGAGAAACGTATATATTGCCAAAATACTGGGCTAAGGGGCGGTGCAAATGAGAGAGCCATCTCGGCATCACGATGAGCAAGAATTTGCTCGTCAATGATTTCGAGACCGGCATCAATGGTAGAACGGGCGCATTCGGGCACTCTCGGTAACTGGCCGATCCGGCCGGAAATCGAGTTTGCCAAGGGGGTATTTTGTCCAAGTGTTTGCATTGCTGCAAGCGGCAATTTGAACTGGTTAATAACCGGGTCATTTGACGCTTCCAGGTGCATCCACGAGTACAATTTCTCCCCTCCAACCCTGCGCTGAAACTCTTCGAAAATCTTCTCACGAAGATGTTCTATTAGCCGTCGGCTTAGGTTTCTTGCTAGCACATTATCAACCTTGATGTTCCTAATTTTAGGAATATCCTCATCTGGAAGAACGAAAGTTATCCAGTCGAGAACGGAAGATATATTTAACTCCTCTCTAGCAGACTTCGTCTGTAGAGGGTTAAGTAAACAATAATGTACTAGTCTTAAAACCGACAATGGCCGGCGACCAGACATCTCGGGAGTGAGAACTGTCCACTGTGCTGAAGTGACTGCCCTACGTAGTAAGGCAGAAACCTCTGTCAATGGTTTCCCTAGCCTTCGGAGTATCCTTTTGGCGAATTCTAAACGTTGAGTCCATGTGGAGCATGCAAGCTCCTCACGGAAAGACAACGGTGAGACGTCACCAGCGGGGATATACCTTCGGTTTGCAAATTCGAAACAGTTCAGCTTGGACTGTAACGACTTCGCAAGGCCGATGGTAATCGAGAAATCTGCACATAGCTCTCTGTACGCGGTCGAAACCGTTTCCAGAGTCGCAATGTCGACATCATCTCCTAATACTAGATAATCCTTGTACCACTCCACCCGTGAGGTTGCTTTATGATGAGCAAACTGCACAAGTGAATGGTGCACCAAGGCCATTGACGCCCAGGAAGACAGTGCTCCCATTGGCTGTCCGGTACCGTATCGGACTTTCTGTGGGACCTCTTGACCCTTATCTACCGGGAGGTAGAAGTCACGGTCTGTGAGTATTGAAGCCCACCGATCCACTCGCTCCCTGACAGCGTCAGGATCTTCACCTTCGGCTCGAAGGAGAGGATATAGCACTGCTTTATACAGTGCAAGAGGGATTGAATCGGTTGCTGTTTTAAGGTCGAAACTCCAATGGGGACTTAAGTCCCTGTCGAAGTATGCCTGAACCACTCCATCCTGATCAAAGGTCGCATCATTAGACGCGAGTCCTTTGAGAAGGGTAAAGAGGAATTCATGCACCGGCTTTAAAGCAACTTGGGTCCAATAGTCGCAGATCGCAACGACTCTTACCTTCCCGGCCGGCTCATCTATTGTGTGTAGTCGACTGAGGATCGGTTGACCGCCTCTTAGTCCAGTTGCCCCCGTAACTCTCATAGCCATGAGAAGTCCGTTGGCTGTTAAGCCACCGGATTCAGGAACCAAAGGCCCGACGGGCATATGGTTACTTTCAGAGTCATGGAAGCCTTCTCGGTAAGCACTGCTAGACGGCGTCTCGCAGTGTTCAATCGATAGGGCCTCCATTAACTGAACCATGGTATGATCGTTATGGGAAGCAAACCACTCAAGAACGTGGTTCTTGGGTGCTGCCATCCAGGCTTGAGCATCTAAAAGTGCTGAAGCCGAAGACGGCCCGGATAAATTGGCCCCAGCCGATCGAATCAGTGTGCCAAAGGCAGACTCATACTTGAAATCCGGCAGCTTGCCAGATTCAAAATGAGTAGCAAGGAGTTTCGGAAAAACTTCTGAAACAAATTGCTGGTATTCGACCCAAGTTTGGTTTCCCTCCAATACTGGATGAGGAGCAGTGATTGACGCTGTAGAGAACGGCGGATGCTTAGCATCCATCGCTCGATACAAGTTCAGAATCGAAGCAACAACCCGTATTACGGGGAGGTTACCAGATCTGATCATGTCTCTCAAAGCCCTTGGCCAGTACGAAGGAAGACCATTCGTAAGTCGGATTCCCCAGCCGATGGCAACGCTACACTTGATAGGGTTGCCGGACATAAATGAGTAGAGGACGAATAGAGCAGTTTTCAAATGCTTTATTGCGCCCATCTGCCCATTATGCAAGATGAGGTTCGAGAGATGTCGGGCCACGTGGTGGAGCAATTCGTGGAATCCTCCCGAATTCTTCACTTCCGTGTAGTGTAGGAGCTCACGCCCCCACAACATCACGGTCCGTACGATCGTTTTAGGATCCTCGGAGACCATAGTCGAACCCTGCACAGTAGAAACACCTTTTCTGACTTTCGATCGAAAGTCTAAGAAGGTTTTCCAACTAGCTCGGGACGATTTTGACCACTTCGACTCAAATCCCACCGGAAGGGGGGAATTTTGAGAAGAAGTCTTGTCTCTTGAGACAAGTCCAACAGGATCTGGAAACTGTACGGTCGGAGTGGCTATGACCATCAGTGGCAAATCGTTAGAAACGCAGGTTCTACCTAGTGATAGGTAGTCTGCCTGGTTCAAGTAAAGTAGACTTGTGGGACTGAAAGGATCCACGACCACGTATGGTCGTGATTCCCACAGATCACGGTCTACTAGAACAAGCCAGTGCGCAACTGCTCTTAGAGCAGGGCGAATCGCTAAGATTTGCTCCCGCGTCATCTCGGTTCCACTGATAAGGAACTTATCCTGTTGAAGGACAAAAGATGATGAAAAGGAGCGAGTGAGTATGAGCATAATTGGAAGTATTTCAGTTTGTTTAGAAAGCTCGCTACCTGCCTTTCCCGATTCGTAAGATTCCGAGTCGGGTGGCCAGGCCGTGAATGTCTCGAGTAGACTATCGCGGTTTGCGTCACCACAGTACAGGTTGTTAATCTGTACAGTAACGACTCCTCCTACGATACCTCATCTGGCTGATGTCTTAACTACGTTGATCCTCGAAAGGGGTTTCGTTCTGGATCGGCTAGTCCTTTCCCGCGACGTAGACGTGAAAACTCTACCCGCCTGAAAGCCTATCTGATCGCCCCAACCTCCCAGCAGGTACACTCTTTAATTAATACCAGGTACATTATCCCTGGGTTAGTCATTAAGTGCACACCTGTAAAGGTGGTTTGGAACAGAAAGATCCTGTACCTTCCGGTACAGAACCCCTTTTGGCTGACATGCGAATAAAGTCTTTACATCCAGGGGGCGGGTCCTTGAG